ATAGCACAGGATGCGCGTGGATTGACTATGAATGGGACAACCTAGCCCCGTTTGATACCTTTTATCTAGCCTTTGACCAAGACGAGGCTGGACGCAAAATCACCGAAACCGTGATGGGAAGGCTTGGTAAACACCGTTGCCTGATTGTGGCACTACCCAAAAAGGACGCTAACGACTGCCTGCAAGCCGGGTACGTGGCGGAAGATGCTCAAGATTGGATCAAAGCAGCAAAAGCGCCCAAGATTAAGCGGCTGGTGACTGCTGCCGAAATGGAGACTCGATTGCTGGCTGAGATTCAGTACAAGGATGAGGCTTTCACTCTGCCCATGTTTGCAGGAAATTGGCCGCACACAGGTTTTTACTTCAGGCCGGGGGAGGTAACGCTTTGGGGCGGATTCTCACATGCCGGAAAGTCAACGATCCTTAACTTTCTCAAGTCTGCCCTCTTGGCGAACCAAACTCGGATTTTCGACGCCTCCATGGAAATGAAGGTTGAGACAATGTTGCGAAAACTGGCTAAAATCTTCTTGAATGAGCGCCTAACAGACGATACCGCCAAGCAGTTTGTGCGCGGAGTTGGTGAAAACCTTGTGTACGCCGATGTGGTAGGCTCCATGAAGCAGGCCGAACTGATGGAAATGATGTGGTTCTCTTTTCGCCGTTATGGTTGCACGCATTTCCTTATTGACTCATTGATGCGAATTCAAGACCTTGAAGAGGATTACCCAGCTCAAGGCGAGTTCTGCAACCGCCTGCAAGACTTCGCCAAAGAAACGGGTGGTCATGTGCATCTTGTTGCCCATCTTGGGAAGCCATCGCAGGCAATAGACCGCCCATCCATGTACTCCATTAAGGGTTCTAGCCTATTGGTGAACAACGCTGACAACGTGCTCTTGGATTGCCGAAATCCTGATAAGGAAAAGTTGCGCAAGGCTAACAAGCTCTCCGATGAGCAGGACAAGAATATGCACGACACAGAGATTATTGTGGAGAAGCAGCGCGAGACTGGTTGGCTGAATACCTTCAAGCTCAAGTTTGATCCATTCCGCTACACGTACAAGAAGTTTTAGCCGACACTTGACCCGCCCTCATTTCAACTTTACGGTTTACTACCATGAAAAAGAAGAAAACTTGGCTAGATAAAAAGTTCGATGAAATTGAATCTTGGGGCCAATTGACGCTTTTTCAGCATCTTAAAGACAAGTGGAACGGCGAAATGGAGCGCCAACGCAACGTCATCTTTTCTATGGGAACTGAAAATTATCGAGGCTCCAATCTTGAAACCCATGATCGCTATGTTGAAGCGGTAAATCGCGCTTGGAAGCGTGAATTTGATGCGCTGTACAAGACATTTGAAGACAAAAAGTAACCACCATGAAAAACGAACAACTTGCTGAACAGGCATTGCTAGCATCTGAAATTTTGAGGACGGGGCATCCGTGGATGTTTTGCCTTTCTCCAAAAGCTGAGTGGCGGCAGGCGGGTGATTTTGACAGCCCTATTTATCAAATTCAATGCGATAACACAATCCGCCTCGCGCTTGCAACGCCGGGTGATGGTCGTCCTTTGCACAATCCCGATAACCTGACGGCTGAACAGGTTGGGGCTGGGTGGAGGTTGGCGCTTGAAAACGAGGATTCGTCAAACTTTTACTTTTGGAGGAGTGGATTTGGTTGGGCTTCACCCGAAGGAATAATCAAGAGTAATTTAGAAAACAAGTCACGCAGAACGCAACTATCAACTCCATGGCCTGAAAAGCCAAAGCCCGATCCATACGCCGAATTGAAGTCTGCGCATAAGGCTGCGCATAAGGCTGGGAAGGTAATTCAGTATCGCTCCAAGCCTGAATTTAAAGGACTCCCCATTGATTGGGAAGATATGACTTTGCCGCCATCTTTTTGCATGGATGGATACGATTTTCGCATCAAGCCCGAACCCGTAATGATCCCGCTTGGGCCGGATGACTGCCCACCGGGGAGCGTGTTTCGTGGCGTCGGATGGTCAAGCGGCATGTATCGCAATGTGTGGGAAGTTTGCGAAACCGGCGTTGCGTGGACTAAGGACATCTTAACTGATTGGAATCTTCTTCAAGATAATTACGAAATCAATCGCTCCATCCCAAAAACGGGGAAGTGGGATAAGGACGCTTGGGTGTCTTGCAGCAAGCCGCAGACATAACCCCTTGCAAACCATCACATTTGCGTAAAGATGGCTGCTGAATGGCAGTCAGAGCAAAGAGTGTAGTCAAATACGGCATTACGTTTAGGCCAATCAAAGGGCCAAAAGGTAAAATGCTGACTTGTCCTGACTGGCTAGTCGAAAAGCAGATTCTTGCAAATTATGAGAAGTGTAAGCAGTTCAAGTCGCAGAAGGTGTTGCGATGGGAGGAGCACTTTTGCCGACTGGTTGACATCATTTTTAGCGATCCAAATGGCATTTTTTACTTCCAATGGAATCCGAATGCGCTGAGAATGCTGCGCAATTTTAGAAAGTATAACATACTTTCAGTGGCTGGACATGCTTCATGCGTTCATGGAAACACGCGATTATTGAACCCGATTACGGGTGATGCGCCAACAATTCAAGAGCTTTACGAACGTAAAGTGGCTCCAACAGTGATGACATTGGCTGGTCTCGTTCAGGCCGAAGTTCCATTTATCAAGGGAGTTGAGCCGCTTTACGAAATAACGCTAGATAATGGTAACAAGTTTAGCTGCACTCTTGGTCATCGGGTTTTGACTCCGACTGGCTATGTGACCGTTTCCTCCCTTTCCTGCGGCGATTACCTTCAAGGATACGAGCCTTGCCATCCTCAGACCATTTCGGACACTTGCCTTTCAGATCAACGGCTAGATGCTCCCCGTTCGTCTGAAACAGTTGAAGATTCTCAATGCGGTTGTCATCCTTTACACCATTTATGTGGTGTACCACCTCTCCCGGAAGCAAATAACGGCCAATATGAGCCTCCATCACAAGACGGTGCTCAAGAATATAATGAGTGTGTTTGCGGGCATACGGATGCCCCTTCACATGAATTTCAACATACCCGTCCTTGTTCACAAGTCGCCCCTTCCAAGCGTAGTGCCTCTCTCCATAAGACGCAGTTGACCACTCTTTCTCAATGCCTTGGCGAGCAAGAAACTTCTTTACCTCTAGGCACTTCGTTCCAACAGCTTTCGCCATCTGGGTTAGGGAGCAGCCTTCAGCAAACATTTGCAAAACCTTGTCCTTATTCCTGTCGCAAGCAGTATAAGGGTTATGCCGACGACCCGCTTTTGGAGTTGGAATCCCGCGCTTACGAAGCACAAATCCAACCGTCGCAATTGGAATCCCCAACGTATCAGCTACCAACCGAGTGCTTTTCATCTCACCAAAAAGGCGAACAATGTTGTCGTTCCGTTCAATGTTTTTACTCCAACTCATATAGTTACAAGGTAACGCATGTTCAGGTGGTTTCAATCAAAAAGATTGGAATACACACATTTTATGACCTGCATGTGCCTATTCAGGAGCACTATTTTGCAGAAGGGGTGATTCACCACAATTCGGGAAAAACGGAAGTTAGCGCGATGATTGCAACGATGATGTTTTTCCTTGATCCGAAGAACACCAAGGTTCTCGTCACATCCACAACTGTTTCATCCGCCCAAGAAAAGGTATGGGGCAAAGTTAAGCAAATCTGGAATCACCTAGCCAAGTTCTTTGGTGGCGAGCAAAATCTCCCCGGAAAGCTATTAGATTCCAAGAACAAAATTCGCTACCAAGACGGCGAGATTAAAAGCGAACTGTCAGGCATCACCCTTGTTGTTGGCGAGAAATCGCGAATGAAGGAGTCCGCTGAGAAGATTCAGGGGACGAAGCAAGGCAATGTGATTCTTGTTGGTGATGAGTTCGCCACGCTTGAGCACAGTTTAGTCACTACGGCGCTAACTAACCTCACGTCCAACCCGAATTTCAAATTACTTGGCGGATTCAATCCCGACAGCTACTTTGACCCCGGTGGTATTATTTCGCGTCCCAAAGGTGGATGGCACACGATTACCGAGGAGGATGATGAGTGGGAGACGGAGATTGAGCCGTTTGGCATCAAGGGCTTCTGTATCCGTTTTGACGGCGAGAAATCACCGAACATCATCGCAGGTTACGAGAAATGGAAAGGCTTGCTCAAGCCCGACAAGCTTGCGCAATATCAGGCATCAGGCACCAAGACCCGCGAGTACTACAAGATGGTACGCGGCTACTGGTCGCCGACAGGAATGGCAG